TCTACGCCATACTCTAATTTGACGTTCGCGGACACTTCTATCCTCTTGGTCAAAATGGTCAGTGACTTGTTTTAAAAGTCGCTGGATTTCTTCGTCGTGCTTGTTCTCAGTCATCGTCCGAAGATTCTGTTACCAGCTTGCATACCACCCTGTCCTGCCATTTGTAAAAGTCTTTGCAGCAGCTCAGGATTAGGTCCGATTCCTTGTCCACCAAACTGAGGAGGTGGTTGGAATCCCATTCCACCGGGTCCACCCATATTATTACCCATTCCAGGTAATTGCTGACCACCCGGCATCATAGGCATTTGCCTATCCATACCACCCGGATATGGAGTAGGATTACCCATTCTTCCTGAAAATCTACCACTACCCCAACCCGGTTGAGTAGCCATATCCGGAGAAAAAGTAGGGGGTTTCATACCTGGTCCACCCTTAAAATTAGGGGAAGGACCAACATTAGGGCTTGGAGGAGGAACGGATTGTCTCATACCCATTCCACCACCGGGTCTAGCCATACCCTCACCAGCTTGAACTTGAGGTGCTCGTCGTCCCATTCCCATATCAAACATTATTTCTTCCCCTTCTTTTTCTTACTGAATAAACTACGCTTATCCTTCGGAGTTTCATGTACAAATTTAGCAGCTACTTCTGGAGATGGACCTACACCACCTCGCGGTTTCATTCCATGAGCAATTCCTGCCATAAACTTGTATTGTGCGGCAGATTTAGCTGGCATCGCCTAATACCTCTTTCTCTAATTCCTCAGTCTTTTCTCTCATTAACTTTGCCTTAGCTCTATCTTCCGCCTCTAACATCTGCTGGCGAACTGACCACGGAATATTCTTTCGCGGAGCAATAGGTTCAGGTCGTGGTCTATTCTCAGTAGCTTCTGGAGGATGCATAATATGTTTTAATAATTCTGTCTTTTCATTCTGAACTTGGTCTAGTTGCCACCTTAGAACCTCGCAAGATTTACATTCTTCAGGCTCTAAACCAAACCATTTCTCAAGTAAACGTGTGATAATCATTTACTTACACCGGGTTTTCCACCAGGGGCCGGTGGTCCGACAAAAAAATAGTTATTGCTGGCCTCACTCACCCCTTCGCCAGTAGGACCAATCGCTGCTACCTTAGCAAAGTACTTATTCGTAGAGGAGATTGGTAATGCTGTGAAAAGAACTGTACATTGATTACCTGCATCTGGTGTAGGCTTACCTAAGTCCTGAACTGAGACTGGAGAAGTCGCACCTACTAGAAAATGACGCAATTCATAACGTGCAACAAGTGGAACTCCATCAACAGTCGCATTATGGTCAGCACTAGGAATAAAAATAACCTTAGTAGGATTCAGCACCGTCTGAGCTGATACAGATGAGGCAAGAAACAGAAAAAGAATCAGAAACTTTTTCACCTGTGAAATCTCCTAATAGGTTTCTGTGCCGAACTATTCTCCAACTGTCTCATTTGACGATAAAAGGGAGTCCAATTATTAGTAACTTGAAGTCTGTTAATCAGTTCTTCCTGCTTTTGGACATTCTTAAATTCCCTCGCGGCCTCATCGAAATATCTATCTGCCGCATCACACATATATCTCAGAGTATCATATGGGTCATCACCACTGAACTCTGCTACGTCCTCTGCTGGCTTGTTATCTTTCGGCTTATCGTACGAACAAGCCTTAATTGCATCAACCAGGAGAGGACAATTATTAAAGATTTGCAACTTAGGTAGATTCTCCTCCTCAAGTGGAGCAGCATTAAAAAGTGAAAGATATGCCTTATAATCTTCTAATCCTTTATTCCGAAGTAACCACATAGCGTGTTCTTCAGAATAAGTAGGTGTTTCCGCTTGAGGAGTATGCTTCTTATTCCATCTGAGATATTCGTGAACTAAAATCTTCCCCGCGACTCTAGAACCTGCTGCATTACCTGTTAAGTCAATACTCCGACCTAATGCTGCGGCAATCTGTTCCTGAATCGTATGTTCTTGTCCTCTATCAGCCTTCGCGGATTGACAGAACTTAACAGTACGGGGTTTCTCTTTATCAATAAACTCACGAACGAACGGTGCCCACTCCTCAATCTTCGTTTTAACGAAGGATTGCTCTCTATATATGTAGAGCCTTTTCTGAGGAGAAATGGCACCGTACATGATGTAGGTCATCGCGGCAAAGCCCCAATCACCTACGACTATTTTAGGCCACCAATTAGGAATATCAAATGGTTCTACTACGTGAAGTGCATTCTCTGGCTCATCAGGATACTGCCTATCACGGAACTCATTGAATACCTGGCCTAAATATGCTGACCAATCACCAAACTTCTTAGCCTTACGCTCTGCATCATGTAACGCATCTAACCCCTGCGCGTAATTAGGGTCAATATGCGGATTATCTGCTAATGTCGAGTGTACGTATATCCTTTTGTTGCCCCCGCGACCGACGATGATTTTATTACCTTCCGGTGCAGGGTCAACGAACCGCCTTTTAACAAATGTATGCCCAATACCACCTGGCATTCCAGCAGAACGAATAATAGCAGGTAGAGAAGGGTCTGAAGTTCTAACGCGGGTATAACCAATATACAGATATATGTATTCAGTAAAAGAAGTAAGCTCATCCGGAGTATACAGATTAATCTCCATCGAGTCATACTTATGAACATCGTCCTCATTTTCACAGTGGCCTAAGAAAATCATTGCCCCCGCGTTAGAACCACCTGTTCCTCCGTACTGGTCTGGTCTTGGAAACGTCCATACCATATCCGAGCGGTTAAGAGTGGCTCCAAATTTAGCGTATAGTTCACGCGAGCGGGGGACAATTTCATTCTTCAGTTCTGGATATGTTCTCCGCTGAAATACTTGCTTGAATTTAGGGTTCTCATGGAGCCGATGGACTAATCCATAGACGAGTAGTACGTCTGATTTGCCAGAACCAGCACCACCTCCATAGAACGCCTCTTTGATAGTCCACGGAACGGCGAGGAATATCTCTTGCTTCTTATTCGGTCGCCATTCACTACGTTCAGCCATATTACTTGGTTACTCGCCCCATTACATCGGCAGAGCCAGAAGTATATGCAGTCATAGTAGCCCTAATGACTGACACACCATACAAAGGACCATGATAAATATTAGCTGTCGTAGAGGTCGTAGCAGCGGTGCCAGAATTAGCAGGATACAGAAGTAAAGGCACAAAATTCGTACCATCTGCGGAAGCTGTAAAAGAGATAGTTCCGCTAAATGTCCCCGCAATCTGTAAAGCTACGCCCTTCGCATTTGATGTGTAGATGTCAGTATAAGCGTTAGTCGTAGCTAATGCACTCATGGAATGACCTTTCCTTTAACTGTGCCCTTAATACCAAAGGACAGACTAACTGGACTATCCTGCCTTAAGGCAGACTTAAGCACCTCAAGGTCATCATTCAGCTTAATGAATTCTACAGTGATAAACTGTTTCAACTCAGCGATGGCAAGAGAAACTTCATCAATTGCCTCTAAAATTTCATCGTCATTATTAGGCGGGTCTGGTGGGTCTGGTGGATTAGTATCCTGGGGAGGGACAGGAGACTTCCACGGCCTATTAGAGTCAGTAATAACACCAACAGCTAACCATTGAGGAGTTGCAGACCCACCATCACCCGCGGAACCTAAACAATCATATGCTTCTAAAGTCACGCCATTCTGAATAATATCAGCGGCGACGTTAGAACCATCATGTAGGATAGCATGAGTACCGAAATTCTTGGTATTTACGCCCCATTTTTCAGGGTCGTTCCGATGAATCCACGCAGTTTCGTTGCAGATTTCTCCGCATTCATTCGTAGTAGGCGATGCACCATACTTAGAACGAACCTGAACCAGCGTGTCGTAGATACTCATTTCTTCCTCGCGTTTAACATAGCCTGATTCATGTCTTGCTGGTTATGTAAGATAAGGTCTAACTTGTCCCGATTATTATTAAGAATTGTCTCTTGCCTCTCCAGAGTTGACATGATATTTCCAATTTTAGTCTCGACTGTAGAAACTCGCTCACGAAGATGGGGACTACCTAATTCTTCTAATACATCAATCCGATGGATAACGGTATTAATAGAAAAGGCTAATAAAGCCATCAGAACCGAATAAACTATACCTGCCCCCCAAATAAAAATTGGTTTCACTGAATCCGCCGATGGTCTATAATAATACTTCCTACGCTCAGCCCTTCTAGTCATGCCTTAAACTTCTTTGAAATCCTCCTGCTCCTATAGCGTTTCCACGGGATTCCCTTGATATGAGTATTATCACGCTTCCACTTATCTAGTGATAATGTGTCCTCAATGGATTCACCCGCAGGAGGTATTGTAGCATCTGGTTCATGAACGAAAAACATCTGTGCTATTAACGCTCTTGCTGGTGTACCCGGAACTTCAAAGTATAACTGTGAAACCTGACCTTTAAAACTCGGGTCAGGAGTTTCAAACTCTGTGAATGAAAGCTGGCCCCGCGTTAATAAACTAGGTACTTCTAATTCTGCAAAACTTAGTAATCCACGAGTCGCAGCAGTTGGAACCTCAAATTCAGTGAATGATAATTGACCTCGCGTTATCTTATTTGGAGTCTCAAATTCTGCAAATGATAACTGGCCTCTTGTTGCTGTAACCCCAACTGAAGGGACTTCAAACTCTGCTTGTGAAACTCTACCTCTAGTTGGAACAATAGGTACTTCAAATTCGGTGAAACTTAACTGGCCTCTAGTTAATAGATTAGGTACTTCAAGTTCTGCGAATGATAACTGACCTCTGGTCGGTGTTAAACTAGGAACTTCAAACTCAGCGAAACTTAGTTGACCTCTGGTATTTTTATTAGGTACTTCTAACTCTGTGAAACTAAGTTCGCCTCGTGTTGCCTTACTAGGTGTTTCAAACTCACTGAATGATAGCTGACCACGAGTAGGTAATGATGGAACTTCTAACTCAGTAAATGAAATTAGTCCGCGAGTAGGAACAATCGGAACTTCAAATTCAGTAAAGGATAGTTGACCTCGCGTTACTTTATTCGGAACCTCTAGTTCCGCAAACGATAATTCACCGCGAGTAGGAGTTTTAGCTTCGGGTACTTCAAATTCTGCAAAGGAGAGCTGACCTCTAGCAGATTTATTTGGTACCTCGAATTCAGTAAAGGATAACTGACCGCGAGTTGCTCTGATTGGAACTTCTAATTCAGCAAAACTTAGTTCGCCACGAGTTCCCTTATTCGGTACTTCTAATTCAGCGAAACTAACCTCACCTCTCGCTGACTTATTAGGAACTTCTAACGCTGCGTATGATACTTCACCTCGCGTTGCTTCTGGCTCTGCTCTGATTGACCAGACTACAGAATAAGTAGTCCCGTCAGTCTGTGACCAAGTTAAATTACCAGTTGCTCCGCTAGTCTGACTCTTATGACCGAAACAGCAACCGCAGTCTGAACCACCAGTTGATGTTTTATCGGTAATATCTGCTGAACCGATAGTTGCGAATGATACGTTCGTTACTGCGTAGTCATTCGAGTAGTTATGAATCCCGCAACATACCATCGCGGGAGAAGTAGTTGGAGTGAATCCCGCGTGAGTTTCATCACCAGATGCATTTGTTTCCCACGCGATATCCTGATAGGCAGTAC